GCGAACACCCAATGAAAGTAGCCTTTCCACGTGTCGTTGGATGTCCTGCCGTAAAGATGGAGCTCGGCCGTGGCTTCCGACTTCCATGTCGTAATGAAAGCCCCGCTTAGCACGCCATCGCTGTCGATGATGCCAATGCTGACTGCCGACGCGAGCGGTCTTCCGCCATATCTGAGATCAAGCCAGTTGTTCACGGTCGCGTCGTGGCCGAACACCAGCTTCACAGGTTGCCTCCGACCTCGGCCATGACAAGAAACCCGTTGATCCTCATCGTCTGATCTGCGGTGCCCTGAGAGCCCCACAGATCAGTGCCCCACAGCGACACGCCCCATGCAGAACCGCCCGACGAGACACCCGTTTGCGCCCGGAACTTGATGCTGCCGAACGTGCCGATCCCGACCACGCCGACCCAATCGGACACATTCTGATCAGCGCCGCCCCAAACCGCTGAATCCCACCGCGAGGAATCCCACGTCGCGCCGCTGGTCGACGCTTCCGAACTGGGCTGGAATAGCGACTCCGTTTCTTGGAAATCTGTCGACACGCCGATGGCTGGCCGGGCTGCGCCTGCCGTGGTCAGCAGGGGCTTAACCATCTTCCAATGCTTGACGTTGCCCGCGCCCATGGCCCCGTAGGCACACTGCCCAACTGCCGTCACCGGCGTATCAATGTCCGCCGATCCCGTGTCCGCGCGATAGACGCAACCGTCATTTCCGCCGAAATACAGGTTGTCGTTGTAGATCAGCCAGCAATTGGCGTTCATGCCCTCGAACTCGCACCACGCGCCCGTGAGGGTGTTCATCACGTATTGAACCGCGCGCACGCTTTCAGTCGTGGGAATGTTAAGGATCAGCCGCGTTCCCTTGGGATATACCGCGACTTCCCACCCAAAGTTGGCTTTGTAGGACGCTGCCGCTGCGTTCACTGCCGCGCTGATGTTTTCGGAGAGCGCTACGCCTGTAGCCTGGCTCTGATCGACGGCAAGCAGCTTCGAAAGCTGGAACACGCCCTGGATCGTGATAAGCGCAACGTCGCCGCCGTACTTGGCAAAGCACCTGCGTCCGATCGGCGGCGGAACGTCGAACACGCCGACCAACGACCACGTGCTTGCGCTGGCGGGATCAGTTCCTTGATAAACCGCGCATTGGCCTTCAGAAGAAATGAACACCGCATAGTCATCAGAGCCCGAGCCGCCATCACGGGTCCATGTGGCCATGGCCATCAGGTAGCCGCCACGCGTGAACGTCGCGCCAAGCGCAAACGACGTAGCCGACCCTGCAACCGCATCCGTGCCGAGGTAATAGGCCGTCGTGCTGTCCTTAAGGATCATCCACAGCCGGCGCTTGTGGACGTTGACGTTGATCACGTCCGACGAGGTGACACCGGTCAAAGATGGCGTGGCCCAAGTCGTGCCGTTGTAGTGGCGGCAGCTATCTGTCCCGTTGCAGATCCAGAGGAACGCGCCGCCGCTTGTCGTCATGTTGACCGATTGCCAGCGGTTGGCGCTAAGGCTGGTCACGGCCGACGTTGCCGCGGCGTTGCTGGTCACGTCGTAAATGGCCCCGCCGCCCGCAGCAAACATCTTGCTCGACGAAGGGCCGCGCCACGCCATCAGCGATTCAATCGGCGTGGTGTCGCTAACGATGTCCCACGCGTGATAGCGGTATCCCTTACGGACCTCGCCATAGGCAGCATAGGGAAACCAGTTCTTGAGCTGGACGGCTCGATCTTGCGGCATGGACGCCAACGGCGACGCCGCGTCCCATCCGCCTACGGGGAAGGGAATTGCCTTCTGTTTGACGACCGGGGCCTTGCGCCGATTTGCGCGCAGGGGCTCAAGCATCATCAGATAGCGCCTCGGTATTTGTTGGCGTCGTCTTCCATCAGCGCCTTAACGATGTCGGCAGTGCTTACAGCCCCCACGGCAGCGCCAGGACGGCCGCCGTTGGCGAATAAGAGTTCTCCAGTCATTGGGCTGTAAACTGTACCTCGCTTCAGTGCAGCTATGGTTGTCCCCACTTGACCGTCTACGTCTCCTATTGGGTCGTGCACGTTTCGGAATACAACTCCGTCATGTTGCGCGTTTTGGGCCAGCGTTGCAATTTCGTCAGTTGACGTGGTTCCGTATGGTGACGGCACTTTTTCCCAACTTGAGCCTTGGGCGTCTATTTCCAACGGGTTTTTGAACCTGAACTCTGCAGGCTGTACGTTTGGCGAGTATCCGGGCTGTCTCGATGAACCTCCAACCATTGCGTAATCTGAGGCTATGGCCGGGTCTGTAGCCGCCCAATACATATTTGGGTTGCGGCGTTCCGCGTATATGTCCCCGCGATACCCGCGAAGCGGCTCCGCCGAAGCTCCTCGAAACATCGACATCAGCCGCTTAAGCAATCCTTCGCCGCCCTGCCGTTCTCCCGCTGCGTTGACCGCCGCCCCCTCCGGCCTTCCGCTCATGCCGATAGAGCCTTTTGGCCTCGGCGCAGCAATACCGCCTAACATGGCAGCACCGGCCACGTTGAATGCGTCCTCTGCTCCTTGAGGATCGCCGGACGTGTAGCCCTGAGACATTAGACGGTTGAAGCTCTGCACGGGCTCAGTGATAAACCCCGGCCAAGCAAGCCCCGTGCGTCCGTCGCTGTACGTGCCAAGCGGCACCAGCCCGCCACGGTCGACAACCTCCGTCCCCGGTGCCATCGGCTGCGCAAGCGTATCTTGCGACACCGAACGGTTGAACTGCTCGGCCATCAATGCACTGGCGACACGGCGCTTGGCGTCGGGCGTCATGACAGGTTCCAGTTGCCATCGGGGATCGTAGGCTTCGGCGCAGGGTACTTGTCGCTAGGGCCGCTCATCGCCAGTGTCTGCGCCCCGCCGTCGCGGCCTTGCTTGCGGGCCAATGCGAGTTCGTAAGATCGGAACGGCTCTGAGTAGTCCAGCCCCTTGGCGCGCAAGAACCGCCACACGCCGCCGAGCAACACCACCTCGGCACTAAGCAGAGGCACGTCCGTGTCGCTTACAAACTGGTCTGACGCCCCGGTCCCGGTGTCCGTGGCTTCGGCCACCCACCACGCCGACACGTATTCGAAGGCGTATTCCTGGCCGGCCGTTGGCGTCGGCAGCAGCATCAGCGAATTGCCGCGCTGGCGAAAGATGTCGTGAATGGCCTGGATACGATCTGACTTCAGCGCCTGCCATTCCTGCGACGAGGCGGGCCCGAGAACGAGCCTGTTCTCTGTCCTGTTCCAGAACGTGCCGTCAACGAAGCGGTCGAAGTCCTCCGGGATCACGCCGCTTTGCGTTTCGCTGGCCGTCGCGGTGAAAACCTTTTCTTTAACCAGCGCTTGCCACAGATGCCGCGAGGCGAGGTCGCGACCTTCCTGTTGAATGACGGACAACAGAAGGCGCGCGTTCTGGTCACTTGATCCGACGATTGCCGTGGGCCTCGGGATGCCGATCCGGTCGGCTACGTCCTGGCAGATTTCCAGAAGGTTCATCGCTTAGGCCCCCGGATCAACCGATCACGCGGCAGGAAGTTCGGTCTCGACCTTCGGCGGCCGGCCGCGGCGCTTCGGGGCTTCGTCGTCGTCGTTCATCTTCGAAAGCACAATCTGGCGCAGTTCCTCGAGTTGATCTTTCAGCGACGTGATTTCTGCGTCCTTCGCAGCCAGTTCGTTCACGACCGTAGCCTTGTCCTGCGCCGCAATGAACCGCTTGGCGTTCTCAGCCAACGTGCGAGCGCCCGGAAGCTGGATTCGGTTGATCGCGCTGTCGGTCGCGTTTGCCAATTCCTCGACGGACTTGAAGCCAGCGTTGCGCAGAACCTGCGCTTGCTCGGGCGACACGCCAGGCCATGCGCCGATCGGCGTTCCGGTCTCCGGGATTTCGTGGCCTTGCTTCCAGGCGTTGTATTGCGGTTCCACGACGCTCCAGATCTCGTGCATCATGACCGCGGCCTGGTCGTTGACCGGATCGGCCACGGGCCTAAGCCGCTTGGTGAACACCGAAACCGGCGTGCGCCACGTCGAGCGATCTGCCTGTCCTACGGCGCAAAGCTCCACCATATCGATGGGAACGACCTTGCCGCCCTTGTTCTTGTAGTCCGTCCAGAATTTGAGAACGCGCGTGCTGGCTGGCATGAATCCTCACAGGATGTTGGTTTGCGGCAATGACGCGCCGAATTTGAACTGCCCGACGTGATGGCCGAGCTTGATTGACGGGTCCACCCACGTCTTAAACCCGACCGATCGGGCCTTTTCGCAAAACGTGTAGTCTTCACCCCGGCGATAGGTGAGGCCGGCTTTTTCCATCCAGCCCCACGAGAACCACATATGCAGATGCTCGTTTTCGGCAGGCTTCAGCGACTGGTCCGAATACTTCTCGCACTTCGGCTTCATCGCTTCGAACACTTCGCGATCGACACACATAAAACCGGTTGCGGCCGCCTCGACCTCGACCAATCCGCGTTCGTCGGCTTCCAGCCCTTTTGGCCACAGCGAGATCGCCATTTCCGGCTGTGCGCCGACGTAGTGCGGGCGCTTCTGGTAGGCACCGGCCATGATCTTTTCCGGGCTTAGAACCAGCTTGGGAAAGTCGTCGCTGTCCCAGCTTACATCGTCGTCGATCATCACGATCTTATCGGCGCCTTGCGCCATGGCGCGCGCCACGAGGCCGTTTCGAGCGGCAGGAAGGTCCGAACATCCCACGCATGAGATGAACGTGGCTTCGGCTTTCTTGACGCGCTGGATTGTGGTCAGCAGCGACATCATGAACTGCAGGTTGACCATGCCGGAATAGCACGGCGTAATGACGGCGATCTTCAAGCGATCTCCTATAATGAAGGCGGGGACCGAAGCCCCCGCCCGTTGCTGATCAGAGCGCGGCGAACGGCCTGGTCGACATCATGCCGACGATGGCCTGCGTTGCCGTCGTGGTGTTGTTGGACAGGATCACGAGGCCCGCAATTTTGGTTTGCGAAGTCGTGGTGTCGTCCAACTTGCCGGCAGTGCCCGACGTGTAGAGCGCAATCGAGCTCGAGCACGTCTGCAGCACGTTGACCGAGGTTACGCCCTCAATCTGGGCCCAGCCATACGAGGCCGACGACAGCGTGGCGCACGCCACACCGATGCCGACGCCCGTATCAGCCAGCGCCTTTGTGAGCGCTTGCGCGATGCCGGTGGAACTGATCGCTACGACGTCATACTGAGCGATGGAGCCCGACGCCTGGACAAAAATGTAGCAATTGCCCACGTGGTCCGCGATGATGTCGTTCGGACCTGCGGCGTTGCCACCCGTCAGTGACGAATAGCTCTCAGTGGGGTTGAGACCTGCAACAGTGGTCATAGTCGTTTCTCCTGATTAGGTCGCAACGTCGATCAAGCAGCCCTGCAGCGAGCGATTGCTGCAGACGATCTGGCCCATCCAGTAGATGGGGACCACGACGGCGTCTTGGTTGACCGGCACCTTTTCGTCGTCCTCGGACCATCGGGCGTCGGGGTGCTCCATGTGATAGAGGTACTTCGTGTTGAGGAAGTACATCTTTTCAGCCGTGGTGCCGAAGTTGGTGTTGTCGTCGAAGATGATCGACGCCGACTTGTACTTCAGGCTTTCGAAGCCGAGCGCGCCAAGCTTCGCGTCTGCGTACCGCTGCAGATCCTGCAACCCGCCCTCATAGAGCGAGTACATGTCGTGCGACGACACGATCAGGTCCGGCTTGTCCTGGCCGCGGTTCTGAGAGAGCCACAGCGTATTCATGCCGGTGCGCAGGTTGGCGTAGGTGAGCGCCGTGCCCGTTGCCGCGCCGTCAGCCGCCACGTCACCGCCCGTCACCTCAGCGAACTTGTTGCGCCAGAAGCTGTAGGTGCTTGAGTTGATGCCGCCGACCGTGCCGGTGCCGTCGTTCTGAATGATCAGGCCCAGACCGCCGATCTGGTTGGCCAGCGAGCCCGACGAGTACAGGTCGACGCTGAACTGGTTGGCCGCCGTCGACATCGCCACGTCGATGCGCGCCTTGACCAGATTAATCATGCGCTCTTCGGAGTTGTTCATCCGAAGCTCGCGACCTGACGCCGTGACGTGCAGGGCGACCTGGGACCAGTCGTATTTGGCCGCGCTGAGCACGTCGGATTGATTGATGTTCAGCGTATCATAGCCGGAATAGCGCGTGTAGGTGCTGTTCTCGGCGTATGACAGCGGCACTGCAATCTCGTAGCCGCCGGACGCATCGGTCTTGATGTTCCCGCGTTCCTTGAGAATTGTCAGCAGGCCGTTGTGCTTGGTCACGTTGTCGACCGTCTTGCGGTAGTGCTTCCGCATCGTGGTCGTCACCATTTCGGTGAAGGTTGAGTTAGGGCTGGGCATGTCTCGTTAGCCTTTAGGCGTGGGTGCGCCGCCAAATCGACCGCAGGTCATCGTCGAGCGATGCCGTGCCGTAATTGGGAACGCTGCCGTTGACGTTGATGGAGGCGCTGCGCTTGGCAGTGGCCGCCGCTTGCTTTGCAGCCTCGATCCGCTTCTTTTCCGCCTCGGCCTGCTGCGCAGCGATGAGCTTGTCGCGTGTGGCGGGGTTGGCCCACCTGGCACGCTCGTAAGCCTGCTGCAGCAGTTCCTTTGTTCCAAGGGTAGGATTGGAGCGCTTGAGCTGCGCAATGTTGAACTGAATGTCCTCGGCAAGCTCGTTGAAGTCGGGCTTGTCGTTGAAGAACGCATCTACTTCCGCCTCGTAGGCTGACTGGCGCGCTTGGAGTTCCTGGGCCTCGCGGCCCTCAACCCTATGGCGCGTGTCGCCTAGCTGGCGTTTCAGTTGCTCGATTTCCGCCCAGGCCGCGTTAAGTTGTGCAGTGACCTGCTGTGACTGCGCGTCGGGGGCGGGAGCAAACGGATCAAAAAGGGCGTTGGTGTCGATTTTGAAGTGTTCGGCCACCGTCTTGATGAAGCCGACCGGATCGCGAGCGAGTGCCTGATCAGCGCGCATCACGTCGGCCATGTACGTCGCTACGTCCTTACCCGAGGCGCGAATGCGATCCGCGTGTTCGGAAAGCGTATTGTGAATAGGCTCCATCGCCTTGGCAAACTGGCCAAGCGTGCTGATCTGCTTGTGGCTGTCGGCCTCGCGCTGCGCGATGGTTTCCTGAAGCTTCGGCGGGAGCTTGTCCCACTCGGCCTTGGCTTCCTTGGCCCAGCTATTGGGCGGGGGAATTGCGGGCTTGGCCGGCTCGGCAGGCTTTTCCGGTTCGGCCGCTTTGGCTTCGGCGGGCTTCTCGACAGGCTTACCATCCTTCGGCGCAAACTTGCCATCGTCATCACGATTCCGGTTGGCGTTACGAAACGTCTTGCGCAGATCGTCGTCGAGCGCCTTTTCAGCCGCTTGCGCTTGGTTTTCCGGCGCTTCGTCGACGGCCTTTGCCGGTTCTGACGGCGCAGGCGTGTCAGCAGGTGCAGGTGATGGCGTCTCGGGCGCTTCTGGCGCCGAGGTTAGCTCTTCCATGCGGTTTCCTTACTCAGAGTGGCAGGTTGTGCTTGGCTGCAAAGCGCTTGTTTTTGAACCCGCGCGGCCGGCGAGGCGGGTCCACTTCGATGCAGTCATTGCGCTTCAGGTCTTCACGGCGATGCGAGCGGGATG